AACAAAGTCGTGCTCTGTTGAAAATTGTTTTCCTTCGGCAATAAAGATTGACCTATCAGAATAATTTTCAATTTCTCTTTTCCAGTTTATTTTTAAAGTTGCTGGACAAATGATTAGTATTTTTTTAGCACCTGCTTCAAGAGCCGCAATAATTGTGGATGTGGTTTTACCAAGACCCATATCATCTGCTAAGATGAATTTTTTGTTCTCAACTAATTTTTGAATTGCTTCTTTTTGATGTGTTAACGGAGGACGATTAGAATATTTTTCATAATTGATAACAACATCTTTAACAGTATTGTCTTTAATTATGGATGCTTTAGGTAACCAAAAGTCGTGTAGTTCTTGAGACTCAGTTATTTTACCCCAAATGTGGAAAGCTTTTTCTTTGTCTGCCAATAGTTTCTCAACCCAAACCTTTTCTGGTATTTCAGTCATTAGTCTATCGTCGGCAAGTTTTTGTGCAAAATAAGCATCAAGTATAACCCACTTCTTAGCAACTTTAGGTTGTTTGTCGTGGTTGTTAATAATGTACTCGGATTGACTTCTTGTTGGATAAAACTTCTTATTAATTTGAGATTTTCGTTTAAGCTCCAATATATAATTGTTTGCTCCTTCATACGTTTCCAACAATGTTAATGCCTTAGATTCTAAACTAACTTCCATTTCAATTAAATAATATTCGTATGATTTCTTCCATCGTTCCAATAATTCATATCACCATACCAAACAAAGATTTCATCACCAGGGTTAATGTCTTTCGTTGAAAAGAACTCAAAAGAGTTTGTATCAAAGTTAGACCTCCAATTTGCATTGGCATTATTACTGTGATTATATAACATACCAAAACCAGCGGTTACCACTTGTTTTGTCCATTCATTAGCACCTTGTGGCCAGTTGAACCTATAATCAATTAATATATGACTAGACTCACCAAACTTCATTCCCAAATCAATTACAGGACAAATTTCAAACACTTCATCAACTAATATTTGTTCTTTTGCAAAAACACCTAATCCATGTATTGGACTATTATCAACATAAATTTTACTCGGTGCGTCTAATCTCATAATCTTTTTATTGAAAATATAATAACTCTTTAAGTATTTATCAATATATGCAAAAGTTAGTACCAATTACACGTTTAGGAAAATTCTTTGGTGGTGAAGACTATGCCTTGGATATTGGTATGGGTGAAGAGTGGTTATTGGGTGATATGAACTTTACAATTATTCTTTATAGAATTGATAGATACAAAACTAAAACAGATGATGTTTATGGAGAAGTATTACAGGATGGAATTCAATTCTTGGCACCTGTTGAACTTAAGGGATTGGTTCAAGTTATGGCACCTCAAAACAAACTTATTGGTAATTCAAGGATTGAACAACAAGAGCCAGGAAATATGAAGTTTTCTATTTATCAAAAAACTCTTGATGATATGGGTGTAAACATCTTCATGGGAGACTATATAGGGTATTATGAAACAGAAGATAGAGTTAGATATTATACGGTTGTTGATGACGGAATTGTTAAGTCTGATAATAAACACACTTACGGTGGTTACAAACCATTCTACAGAACGGTTACAGCTACTTATGTAAGTGAAAATGAATTTAGAGGAATATAATGCCATTACCTAAAACACAGGTTAAACCGACATTACCTTTGGTTCCACAAAAAACTCTTTTTGCAAGAAGAGAACAATTGTTGGAATATATAAACAAAGATGGAACTTATTTACCTAAGTCGGTTTTACATGCCGATTTAGATAGGGGGATGTTAGATTTTGTTAAGGAAGATTTAAAAGTTGTTACTGGGGGAAAGATTGTCCCAATGGTTGATATAATCATAACAACTCAAAACTGGTCCCAATATGCCGAGACGTGGAAATTTGTTGACTTGGATTATAACCCAAACCCACCATTTATAACTGTTGTTAGAAGCCCTGAAGTTAAATTCGGTACAAACCCATCTTTACAATATACAATACCGAATAGAAAACAATTTTATTATGCCTCAGTTCCAACTTGGAACGGTAACGAACAAGGTATGGACATATATACAATTCCTCAACCTGTTCCTGTTGATATCAATTATAGTGTTAAAATAATCTGTAACAGGATGAGAGAACTCAATGAACTTAATAAAGTTGTAATGCAAAAGTTTTCATCAAGACAAGCATATACTTTTATTAAAGGACAATATGTTCCAATCATTTTGAATAATGTTTCGGATGAATCTCAAATGCAAATTGAAAATAGAAAATATTATGTTCAAAATTATGAATTCACTATGTTGGGTTATCTTATTGATGAGGCAGAGTTTGAAGTTAAGCCAGCTATTGCAAGGGTTCTCCAAGTATTTGAAATTGATACATCAACATTGAAAAAGAAAAAGAATCAGTTCCCTGAAAATCCAGATGAATTCTTAACTAATTTTTTGTATGTTGCGGGAAATGATATGTTAATTGAAAGAATTGATTTTACAGCAAATATGGAGTTCGTTAAATCAAGTAATATTTCTTCATATGATGTTTATATTAACGATGACTATTATGGAACCGATGTTCAAAAAATTCAAATAACAACTAATGATGTTTTAAGAATTGAAGTTGTTAAAGAAGATGATTCAAACGAATCATTAATTCAATTTGATAGTAAACTTGTTTAATCTTCCCCGTAGATATCCTTCTTCTCTTTACACTTCTCAATTATTAAATTCTCAAGAAATTTATAAATTTTAATACCTCTCTTGTCACAATACTTTTTGAGTATGTCATGTATCCAAAAGTCAAGTTTTTTGTGTTAGTATTGAATATTTATCATTAAAATAAATCTGCAAAGAATAATTTAATAATGGCAACAGCACAAGTTAATCAAAAAGTATTTGTATCCCCAGGTGTTTATACATCTGAAACGGACTTATCGTTCGTGGCTCAGAGCGTGGGTGTTACAACATTAGGTTTAGTAGGTGAGACTATAAAGGGTCCTGCTTTTGAACCTGTCTTTATAACAAACTATGACGAATTCCAAGCCTACTTCGGTGGTACAGAACCTGTCAAGTTTGTGAATACACAAATCCCAAAATATGAAGCTGCGTATATCGCAAAATCTTATTTACAACAATCCAACCAATTGTTTGTTACAAGAGTATTGGGACTTTCAGGTTATGATGCGGGTCCATCATGGAGTATCAGAACAACAGCTAATGTTGACCCAACAACTATCGGATTAGAAACAAACGTTGGTCAAGCTTTTGCTGTGAACTTCAGTGGAAATTCATCAGGAGACACATTTTCATTAACAGGTGATTCTGTTTTTAATGACTATATCTTACCAAATCTTTATGTTCAATATAGAATGAGTGATGGAAGTACATCTAACTTATTTGCTGATTTTTCAGCTGAGATTGATAGTATTGCACAACAACCATCATTATCTGCGTCAACAGTTGCTTTTTATGGTGCGATACCTGGTTCAGATTATTGGCCAATCGTTACACAATATAGTGAGCAAATTAACGAATATCTTTGTGATACTAATAACTTAGAAACAAACGATTTAAGTTCTAATAATAATGACGCTTGGTACTACGCTAACTTTGACAATTATTCAGGTAACGATTATTCTGGATATTCGTTTTATTATTCAGTGACAAATTTAGTGACAGGAGCAACAGGAAATTATACAGGTACTTTTGAAGGTAATATCTATACTTTCTCAGGAACTGCATATTCTGAATTTAATAACATGGTAATTGCAATACTTCGTTCAAGAGGTATTTCACTTTACTCAAATAGTTCAACAAGTGATGAACACGGACCAATTTATGAAGTTAGTGGTCTAACTGATTTAGATATGGTTTGTTCGGGACAATACTCAGGAGTAACTCAATCACCATATGAAACTTTCTTATTATCAGGAATAACCAAAGACGGTAATACATTCCAATTAGAATCTTCTTTATCCGCAGCGTCTTCAAAATATATTACAAAAGTATTAGGTGTAGATAACTTCGGTAAATCAAGATTTGAAACTCCTGTATTTGTTGAGGAGATTTATCCAGGTACTTTAAACTACGCGTACAACCAAGGTTATATTAAGGGTTTGAATTGTGAATTAGTCGCATTACCAAGTGCTAGAAGTAGAAGTGCTTCATCAATCGCTTGGAATTTGGAAAAATACCAATCACCTGAAACACCATTCTTAGTTTCAGAATTAAGAGGTAATAGAGTTTATAGGTTATTTAAATTTATATCAATCTCCGATGGAGATTCTGCAAACGTTGAAATTAAAGTTTCAATTGCTAACTTATCGTTCAACAACATGAGTTTTGATGTTTTAGTTAGAAACTTCTTTGACACAGATGCTAATCCTGTAGTTATTGAAAAATTCACAAACTGTAACATGGACCCAGCATCAAATAACTTTGTTGCTAAAAAAATTGGCTCATCTAACGGAGAATTCGCACTTATTTCAAAATATATTATGATTGAATTAGCTGATGAGTATCCTATTGATGCATTACCTTGTGGTTTCTACGGTTACACACAAAGAGAATATGCTAGTCCTAATAACCCATCACCATACCCTAAATTCAAAACAAAGTATTATTTCCCAGGTGAGGTAATTGCTAATCCTCCATTTAATAGTCCTTTCGGTGGGAACAACGCTGTTGAGTCTCCAGGTAATATTATTAGAAGAAGTTATTTAGGATTTTCAACCGAATATGGTATTGACGAATCATTCTTAACTTATAAAGGTAAGCAAAATCCACAAGCGGGTTGGGAAGTTGCTACAGATTCAATTCCTTGGAATGTACTTTCTAAAGGATTCCATATGGATTCAGGAGCTACTGTTGTTACAATTGGTAGTATATATGAAACTAGTGGACAAACTGCATTTGAGTGTGGAGTGGCAGATTTTAGAAATGACCCAGAAACTCAAGAAAACCCTTACTATTTTATCTATTCAAGAAAATATACAGTATGTTTTGCTGGTGGATTTGATGGTTGGGACATTTATGAAGAATCAAGAACAAATACAGATAGATTCCAATTAGGGGCATCAGGTTATTTAGCAGGAGCTTATCCTTCTTCAAGATATCCGACAGCAACAGGTGATGGTATGTTCAAGAGAATTGTTGTACAAAATAATACTTAAGACTTTGCAAACACTGACTACTACGCTTACTTACTTGGTATTCTAACATTTGCAAATCCTGAAGCAACAAATATTAACGTATTTGCAACTTCAAGTATTGATTATGTATTCAATTCAAATTTATGTGAAGCGGCAATTAACATGATTCAATTCCAAAGAGCTGATTCTGTATATATTGTGACAACACCTGACTATAACATGTATCTTCCAGATTCAACTGACCCTCAAGCGATTATCTATCCACAAGAGGCAGTTGATAACTTAGATAACACAGGAATTGATTCAAACTATACAGCTACTTATTATCCTTGGATTTTAACAAGAGATACTGTTAATAACACACAAATCTATTTACCAGCAACTGGTGAGGTTTGTAGAAACTTAGCACTTACAGATAATATTGCATTCCCTTGGTTCGCTTCAGCGGGTTACACAAGAGGTCTTGTAAACTCAATTAAAGCGAGAGTTAAATTAACTCAAGAAGATAGAGATACTCTTTATCAAGGTAGAATCAATCCAATCGCAACATTTGCAGACGTTGGAACTGTAATTTGGGGTAACAAAACACTTCAAGTTGCTGACACAGCTCTTAACAGATTAAACGTTAGAAGATTGTTATTACAAGCTCGTAAGTTAATTTCGGCTGTAGCGGTTAGATTGTTATTTGAACAAAACGACCAAGTTGTAAGACAACAATTCTTGGATAGTGTTAACCCAATCTTAGATGGTATTAGAAGAGATAGAGGTCTTTATGACTTCCGTGTAACGGTATCTTCTTCACCTGAAGACTTAGATAGAAACACTTTAACAGGTAAAATTTATCTTAAACCAACTAAAGCTCTTGAATTCATTGATATTGAATTCTTTATCACACCAACAGGAGCTTCATTTGAAAATATCTAATAAAAATAAGGGGGAGTTAATCTCCCCCATTTTTTAGCCAATAATGAGAACAAGAATAATAGAAGGATTTAAAGACGACAAAACACCAGATTTAAAATATTATGCCTTTGATTGGGATGATAATATTGTTCACATGCCGACAAAAATAATTGTGAAAGATGAAGATGGAGAAGAAGTGGGTATGAGTACCGATGACTTTGCGGAACATAGACACCATATCGGTAAAGAAAATTTCAAATATAAAGGTCACACGATTGTTGGTTTCGCTGAAAACCCATTTAGAAACTTCAGAACCGAGGGTGATAAAGATTTTATTGTAGATGCAATGAAAGCCAAGGAAGGTCCAGCATTTGATGATTTCAGAGAAGCTATAAATAACGGCTCAATTTTTTCAATCATTACAGCAAGAGGTCACAACCCAAACACTTTAAAACAAGCAATATACAACTATATCATCAATGATTTCAACGGAATCAGTAAAGATGAATTAGTTAAGAACTTAAAGAAATATAGGACTTTTTCAGGAGAAGAGGAGATGTCTGATAATGAGTTGATTAAAACTTATTTAGCCCTCAACAAATACCACCCCGTTTCTTTCGGAGACGAAAAAGGTGCGTCTAATCCTGAAGAGGCTAAGGTTCGTGCGATGGATGAATTTGTGGACTATATAAAAGGAATGGCTGCTGTACTTAATAAAAGAGCATTTCTAAAAAATGATATAGCTAATAAGTTTGTACCAGGTATGCCTTCTATTGGGTTTTCAGATGATGACCCAAAAAACATAGAAGTAATGAATAAACACTTTAAAAATAAACCAGATAATATAGTTAAAACTTATTCTACTGCTGGAGGAACTAAGAAGGAAGTTAAATAAGGATATTCTTTTTAAAAAACAAAGTAAAGGGAAAAATTTTTCAACACCACTATATTTATCAATTATAAACATAGAAACAAAAATTTAATAATATGGCTGATTTACTAATGAAAATGCCTCTTCCTTATGAACCAAAACGTCAGAATCGTTTTATTTTAAGATTCCCGTCAAGTTTAGGAATTAATGAGTGGTTTGTAGAAAGTGCTGCAAGACCTCACATTACAATTAATGCTACTGAGATACCATTCCTTAACACATCAACATATGTTGCGGGAAGATTCACTTGGCAAACCATTAACGTGGTGTTCAGAGACCCAATCGGACCATCAGCAGCTCAAGCTCTTATGGAGTGGGTTCGTCTATGTGCGGAATCTGTTACAGGTCGTATGGGTTATGCTGCAGGTTACAAAAAAGATGTGGACATTGAAATGTTAGACCCAACAGGAGTTGTTGTTGAAAAATGGATTACGTATGGTACATTTATGACAGACGTTAACTTCAATCAGTTGGCATACAACCAAGACGGTTTAGCAACAATTGCAGCTACGATGAGAATGGACAG